TCATCAACTGGACATCCCAAGTTTCAAATGTTAGTGCGTTGTGTACCACTCACTGGATTTCATTCTATGAATGGCACAGTTGGTTACAATACAAACAAAGGTCAAGAAATTGCGTTGTGCCTTGATGGTGAGCCAAACGAAATATTCCATGTACTCATCCACGAGTTGGCACATTGTACGGTTGATGAATATAGCCATTCCGATGAATTTTGGAGTAACTACATTGAACTTCGTGACATGTGTATAAATTTAGGAATTTACGAAAAGATCCCCGAAAGAACCAAGTTCTGTGGACAGCATGTTCAGGATAAATAATATTCTTTGTTCATGTTAAATGAAAACGCCATTAAATGTTTTGATTATGGTGATAGCCTACTGGCTTGCCGTTTATGGGGTAACATTGGTACCACATGTGAGTAATAATTATACATTAAACTTGGTGTGGCTTACTGTGGTTGTACCAAATGTTCTTCGTCTCATCGTTGGAAGTATTCCCCGTCTTGCAGTGGATCGTCTTTTCTTTTTGACATCAAGTCTCATTGCGCTTATTATTACATATTTGGTGAACCAAATTTGGGGAGATTCTAAGGATGCGATAAAAGATTACGGGAATGACAGGGGCAAGACACTTAAATTGAGTGCCTTGCTCATGACAGCATTTACTGTTGGAGCTTTAATTACCTATTCTTCAGGTATTGATAATTCAATCTATTCAAATATGGGCTGGGAATCAAACTTCTAAGGCTTCACAACGTAATCCTTCACAAAGTAAAATACAACCGCAGCAACCAAACCCGTTGAAGCCAAGCCAACCATGCTTCTGGAACCTTGTTCATTAAGGAACTTTGGAACTGAAGTGACAAGCTTGTCTTGAACTGGCTTAGAGACCGCAAGCGCCGCTGCAGCACCCGCGATAAGAGCAATCATTTGATCGTCAGTAAGATTGAATGGATTCTTACTTTCTGGGGCAACTTGTTGTTGTGGCGCCATGTAAGCACCCTGAGGTTGTGGGGCAGTCATTTGTGGCATCATCCCTTGCATCTTGGGCTCTTCCATCATCATTGGTGGTTCCATCATGAGATCATTAATTGAAGTAGAGTCCATCGTCTGTTTATTTTGACTCACATTTTTTTCGGGTTCCGAAAACGCTGATACTCGTGAATTATTTACAAAATTTGTTGATGGGTTATCGTTAAGAGACACCATTCCGTCACCGTTATCAGATAAGTTAAGGGTATTAATATCCGTAGACATTTAGTATAGTCCCATGTTTTTGACATATGTAGATGACGCAGCCTGTATTAGAGAATTCAATTCATTGTAGTATAAGAATGAATGATTTTGTTAAACAACCAATGATAACATACATTGGTAATAAGAGGAAACTTGTCAATACAATTGAAACTATTGTAGAAAGACTTCAACCTCAAACATGTGTAGATGCATTCTCAGGCTCAGGTGTTGTTTCAAGAATGTTACTGAGTCATTCCAAAAAATTATATGTAAATGATCTTGAACTTTATTGTCAGATTCTTTCAAATTGTTTTTTAAAGACACCTTCCTGGGCTGATCAAAATGATATTTCCAACCACATTGAACAAATGAATACATGTCCAGATAAAATTGGTCTATTTACAGATATGTATGCATCCGATACACGACAGTTTTACACTCCTGAAAATGGAAGACGTATTGATGGTATGTTAGATTATATTGAAAAGTGTGTGCCTGATCATTTAAAACCATATTGTCTTGGACCACTTCTGATAAAGGCAAGCATTCATACAAACACATCGGGTGTCTTCAAGGGTTTCCATAAAGGCGAGTGGGGTGGTAAAGGTGGTCACGCACAGGATAGAATTACAAAGAGAATTGAAGTTGAATGTCCAATATGGCTTGAAAAGAGTGGTGAAGTTGAAGTGCATCGTCAAGATGCGTGTGAGTTTTTGAGAGATCTTCCCAAGGTTGATCTCATTTATTTGGATCCACCTTATAATCAACATCCATATGGTTCAAACTATTTCATGTTAAATCTAATATGTACTAACGAAAGACCTCATACAGTTTCAAAAGTATCAGGTATTCCTGGAGACTGGAACAAAAGTCAGTACAATTATAAAAACAAAATCAAAGAGGCTATGGAACTTACCTTGAGGTTAGCTACACAGAAAGCTAAACATACCTTGGTATCCTACAATAATGAAGGTTTCATCAAACCTGATGAGTGGGAAGAAATTCTAAAACCCTATACATATGAAAAAATTGAGATTGACTACTCTTGCTACAAGGGTAGTCGTAATCTAAAAAATAGATCTACTAAAGTTACAGAGTTTCTATTTATTATTTCGTCTTCGTGATCTTCAAAGAAGTCTTCTTAGTTGCCTTTCTCGCATCTTCTTCTTTTTGGTCTAAATACTTGGGATTGTACATCTTTTTATGTAATTGCCAAAGATTTGGACTACCCACACGAAATCCTTTTCTTACAGTCGCTTTGTACCAAAATACACAATCAGTGATCTTATTAGATTTTACAGTATTGTCTAATACGAGACACTCATAATTTTCTGTACATGCATCCATCACTTTATTAAACATGTCAAATGTGGGAAAAATACCAAAAAATGATTTGTAAAGCTTTTCTCGGTTTTGTATAATGTTTTCCCTGAGAATAAACACATAATCTACATTTGCTCTCAGTGCAGGTGGAAGATCCATTACATACTGCATTGTCAGCATGAAAAAGATGTTATAGTGTCTTCCATTCATAAAGCACTGGCGAATACAGGTGTCCTTGAGAAACTTTGAATCATACATACAATCATCAAGAAGCATGAAAGCACCATTATATAAATTTTTACCTTTTGTACCAACCAATTTACGCTGTCTGGATATCACTCTTTCTATAGCTTCTCTGTCGTATTCACCATAAACAAATAGATCTGGGATGAACTCACCATAAAAGTGATTTCCTTCTTCAGTTCCTGATAGAACTATACCAGCTGGAATATGTTTCTTATGAAACATAATATCCTTAACTAATGTTGATTTCCCTGTGTTACGCTTACCTATGAACACACACACCCGATCATCACTCATAGTTTCGGGTTTGAATTTCTTCAGTTGAAGATTCATTCTACATTAGTGTCCCGTTTTATTTAGCAAAATTTTACTCACATAATGTAGGAATGTCAGGTCGTTTGAGACTTGCTGCCACTGGACTCCAAGACCAGTGGCTCACAGGGGATCCACAATTTTCATATTTCCTGATGAATTTTAGAAGACACACAAAATTTGCTATTAATTATATTGAAAGTCAATTTGATGGTGACATAAACTTTGGAAAAACAATCACATGTCGTATTCCAAATGATAGAGGTGATCTCATTAAAAATATGACTGTGAAGTTGACACTTGATGATCCTTCATCTGGATACGAATGGTGTCCATCTGTTGTATCTCATCTTATAGAGAGTGCAGAACTCCTCATTGGGGGGCAAACTATTGAAAAAATCACAGGTGAATATATTTATATACATCAACAACTTCACAATACAGACGATGATATAGATCAAACTGTATACTTCTTAAATAGTCATGGACGTACAATTCAATTTACAGGTGACAACACTTACTTTGTTGATTTACCATTCTACTTTTATAGAAATCCAAGTTTGGCTATACCAACATGTGCTCTTACCAAACAAGTGGTTGAAGTACGAATAAAATTAAGACCACTTGCTGAACTTGTGACTGGTGTTACTCCAGCAAACGCAACTGCAAATCTCAAAAAGTTTTCACTTGACACGGAGTTTGTATTCCTTACCGATGATGAAAGAAACTACATGATGTCAGGACCTCTTGACTACATCATCACACAGGTACAAATGTCAAAGTTCTTAATGAAAGCTGGAGAAAATACAAAGTCTGTAATGCTTAATTTTTCACATCCAGTACGAGAACTCTTTTTTGTTTCACAATCAGATGCAGCAGTTGCTACAAATTACCCAAATAGATACAATACAATAACAAATGTAAAACTTCAATTCAATAATGAAATTGTTTTTGATAGAGGTCGGAAATTTCTTGTGTATGAACAAGCTCTTAAACATCATATTAGTCCACCCAAGTTGGGAACTAACACATATGACGAATCCGAGTTTGCTATGTATAGTTTTGCTCTCAAGCCGGAAGTATACTACCCAACTGGACAAGTAAATATGAGTCGTATTTCTCACAAACTCCTTACACTACAAATAAATCCAATCAATGGAAGTGATAACAACAATACCAGAGTGTATGCCGTAAATTACAATGTACTTCGTATTGAGAGTGGATTAGCTGGTTTAAAATTTTAGAGTGCTATAATAGTAATGGCTGGTGTTGTTCAGCTCTTGGCATCTGGTGCTCAAGACAGGTTTTTTACCATAGACCCAGACTACACATACTTTTTGCAAAGTTTTAAGAAACATTCAAACTTTGCAAGAGAATATGTAGATATAGATTCAGAGATTGTTCCAGATTTTGGTGGTAAAGCCAGATTCAAAATAGCTCAAAACACAGGTGACTTATTGACAGCTCTCAGTGTGAAGATTAAGTTACCCACAATTTCAACTGTACTTTACAACGACCCAAGATTTATAGAATCTATTGGTCATGCACTTATTGAATATGTAGATCTCATTGTAGGTGGTAAAGTTATACAGAGATTAACAAGTGACTATCTTCAAATATATTCAGAACATTATGTCACACAAACAAAACAGAGAGCTCTCAAACATTTGATTGGAAAGTATCCAGAACGAACAATTGATACACGAGTTTCCGATAAAGATATTTTAGGATCCATTGGACAGGCAGATGAAGAGGATGAATTCTTTGTAGATTTACCATTCTACTTTTATAATAATCCAGAATTAGCAGTACCATTATGTGCAATCAAAAAACAAGAAGTTGAAGTCGAGATTAAAATTCGTAATCACGATCATTTGATTATAAAGGGTACAACTGGAGAACTTCAACCTGTGACACCTGGAAGTATCCATCTCAAGGAGTTTACTTTGTGTGCCGAAGTTGCTTTTATTGATCCATGTGAAAGACTTAAAATTGAAAACGAGAAGAGAGATTATGTCATAACACAAGTACAACAAAATATTTTTGATGTTGGTCAAGGTGAACAGGAAGGTAATTTCAAATTAAACTTTTACAATCCAGTCAGAGAATTGTACTTTGTTATTCAGAGACAAGGTGATGTGGGTACTGGCGAAGGTCAGTTCATAACTCCATTTGATTATGATAACACTCTTGCAAACACAGGTG